TACGCCCCGCCCGACTAGGCGCACCACCATTCGGCGCCTCAGGGCGAGCGAACTTCTACGGGCTGCCGCAACCCGACGAAACGAACGCGCAGCTCATCGGCCCACAGGGGCTACGGAACTTCGATCTGATGTACCGCACCGACCCCGACATCAGGCGGCTCGTGCTCATGTGCTGGTCCCCAATCGTCGCAGGCACCTGGACGTTGAAGCCATATGGGGGAAACGACGCCTCGGATCAGGACAAGAAGATCGCCGAAACCATCTGGTGGGCATTGACGAAACACATGTCCCCGAACCTATTTGAGCACCTGAACGAAGCAGGGCCCGTCCTGCTCCGCTCCGGGTTCGTACCGTTCGAGCAGATTTGGGCGCCCGCCACCTACGAGGGCAAAAGCCTGATCCTTCCCCGCAAGCTCGACCTGCGATTGCCCCGCTCGATTTGGCGGTGGTGGCAGGACGACTACGGCGACCTCACCCACATCGGCCAAATCCTTCCCAACAAGCCCGACGTTGTCATCCCCATGAGCGAGCTCGTGTATTACCGGCTGGCGGCGGAGGGCGACAACTGGGTTGGCACGAGCCTGTTGCGGCACTGTTACAAGCCGTGGGTGATGAAGGACCGGCTCGAGCGGATCGACGCGATCGGCCAGGAGCGGAAGGCTGTTGGTGTGCCGGTGGTGTATCCGCCCGAGAACGCGGATGACGCTACGCGCGAGCAGGTCGAAGCGATCCTTGCGAACTTGCACACGAACGAGGTTGGGTATGTGGTGATGCCCGGCCCGCACGCCCAGGATCTCAAATCCGAGGGGATGGGGGGGATGCAGGGGTGGCGGATCGAGATCATCAAGTTCGACAGCTCCTCGGGCGACACCATCCAGGCGTCGTTGAAATATCATCGTGACGGGATCGCCTCAGCGTTCCTTGGGGATTTCATGCAGCTGGGGCATCATCAGGTGGGGGCCCGCGCTACGGCGCAGGTGCAGGAAGACCCGTTCCTCACCGCCGTCGAAGCGTTGGCGACGTTTGTCATTCCGCCGTTGGACAAGCTTGCCGAGCGCATCACCGAACTGAACTGGCCTGACGCGAGTGGCGCGCCGAACTTCACTGTCACGATTCACGACTCGGCGAGCCTGTCGGAGATTGCGGCGTACGTGCAGCTGCTGGTGCAGTCGGGCGCGATGCAGCCCGACCCGGAGCTTGAGGATTGGCTGCGTGACAGGGCTGATTTGCCGCCGGCGAATGAGGAGTTGCGGTCGGCGAAGATGGATGCGGAGGCGCAGCGGCGGGATTTGGAGTTGCAGGCGCAGAAGCAGCAGGTCGCTGCGGGGCCGCCTAGGCCGGGCGGGTCGGGGCAGCAGTCGCAGACCTTGGAGCGCGCGTTGCCGTATTTGCGTGATGCGCTGACCGGCCAGAGGCTCTAATGGCCGTCGCAGCGCTCGAGCCGAGCTTGTTGGAGGGCGTGTCGCCGAAATGGTGGGAACAGTTGCTTTCTCAGGACCGGTTGCGTGACGCGCTCGACAAAGCCCGCGACTATTTGGATGAGGCCGCTCAGCCGCAGGCGTTGTTGGTTGCGCGCCGGCTGGCGGATCAGGCGTCGAACGGTGCCCGACTCGATCCCGTGCCGCCGGACGAGCTTGTTAGCGTGATCGCGTCACATTTGGACCGGTTGCACAGGCTGGGCAGGGATACGGTTGCGATCGAGCTCGACCGTCACCGCCGCACTCTCGCTGACGATCTGCCGTTTCCTGGTGTGCTTGAGCGTGCCCGTCGTGCGGCGGCGATGATTGTCGGGAGGGTGATTGCGAAGTTGGAGCAGTGGCTGGTGAATCATCCGACGACGCCGGCGGCGCCGCGGTTGCAGGTGGTGGCTGAGCGTGCGGTGGTTGGGGCGTTGCATGAGGTGGCGTTGGAGTTCACGTCGGCGCAGATCAATGATGGGCGGGTGGATGCGGCCCGTGAGCTGGATGCGGTGGGGGCGTATCGGACGGCGGTGTTGGACAGGAACACTTGTGTTCATTGTGGTGGCGAGGATGATGGGGTGTTGTTGTCGATGCCTGTGGTGTTGGCGAATCCGTTGCCTGATCCGGATTGTGCGGGTGGTGATCGGTGTCGATGTACGTATGTGTTTGTGAGTGGGCGTGATCCGGCTGCTGTTGCTGCGGGGTTGGTATGAGTCGCCGGTCGGGGTCTACGGATTGGGTTGTGCAGGTTGGGGCGACGGGGTCGGGGGCTACTGGCCCGCAGGGTGCGACGGGCCCGATTGGTGCGACGGGACCTGTCGGTCCTGTGGGTGCTACGGGCGCGGTGGGGGCGACGGGGCCCGCTGGTGCTACGGGCGCGGTCGGGGCTACGGGACCGGTCGGCGCGACCGGCTTGGCGGGTCCGACGGGCTCGCAGGGCGCTACTGGTGTTCAGGGCGCTACGGGGCCGTCGGGGATTCAGGGTGTTCAGGGCGCGACTGGGCCTGTTGGCGCCACTGGCCCGCAGGGGGCGACCGGCGTCCAGGGGGCGACTGGGGTTCAGGGTGCCACTGGATTGCAGGGAATCCAGGGTGCTACTGGTGTGCAGGGTGCAACGGGCGTTCAGGGAGCCACCGGGGTTCAGGGCGCACAGGGCGCTACCGGACCTCAAGGCGCAACAGGCGTCCAAGGTATCCAAGGCGTCCAAGGCGCCACGGGAGCCACCGGGGCGACCGGCCCGACAGGAGCGCAAGGTGCCACCGGTGTCACCGGCGCCCAAGGCGCGACCGGGGTAACGGGACCGCAAGGCGCCACAGGCGTGACAGGCCCTCAAGGTGCGACCGGCGTACAGGGTGCCGCCGGACCAACAGGTCCCCAAGGAGCAACCGGCCCCTACCCAACCGCCCCGCTCATCGGCTGGACCGCGCTACAGCCCGCCACCAGCTCGCACGTCGCCACCGGCGGCGGCGCAGGCAACCCCCGATACCAACAAGACGCCCTAGGATTCGGCGTCCTCGACGGCGGCCTCCAAGCGAACGCCACCTACTCCGCCGGCTCACAACTGTTCGCCACACCGATCGCTACAGCGGTCCGCCCGTTGGCGAACAAGCTGTTCGCGAACTCGGCGGGACAGATCGTGGTCGGCACAAGCGGTTTGGTATGGCAGACGGTGTCGAGCGCGAGCGGGGTGCTGTTTTTGTTTGATGGGAAGGTTTGGCCGACCTCGTAAAGGGGGTTCGATAGTCGGGGGTTGTACCGGACATCAGCGCGACCGCCGCCCCCGCTTTTCGTGAGATCCACGCGCGGGGGCGGCGCGTTTCTAAAACCAACGGATAGTCGCAAGACGATGTCCGAAGGGCCAGACCTCTCGGAGTTCATCGCGCTATCAAAACCCAGGCGTCTCCAATGCGCCTTCGGTCGCGTGCTCGCCGACAACACGCTCAACGCCGCCGACCGGGCAAGCCTTGACGCCGCGCTGAACGCGCCCACGGCACAAATCCCGCACACGGCCATCGCGCGCTGGCTGCAAGGTCGCGGCATCCGCGTCAGCGACTTCACGGTAGGACGACACCGCCGCCATGAATGCTCCTGCGACGATTGAACAAGACACACGGCTTGACGAACTAGCCCAGTTCATCAACGCGGGCCACGAGGAAATCCGCAAGGTCGGGCGCGCCGCGCTAGAGCGCGCAGTCGAAATCGGGCACGCGATCCTTGAAGCGCAAGCCCAGGTGCCCAAGGGCGAGTGGTTGCGATGGATGCGCCGGAACGTCGATTTCCATCCCACAACGGCATACAAGTACGTGCGTCTCGCGCGCCTCGCCCAAGCGAACAAACTACCGGAAGGGGCGACCGGCGTGGAACACGCGCTGCGCTTGGCGGCGGAGGAACCATGGCATAACCGCACCCTGCTGTCGGATGACGAAAAGGCACGCATGGCTGAACTCGTCAAGACCGAAGGGCTGCACGCGGTGGCCGAAGCGTTTGGAGTGGTGCCGTCAACCGTATGGCGGTGGACTAGCCCCAACAGTCCAATCGCCTCTCGCGGCCAGCGATCGGGGCATCGCACGGACGGTCGCGTCGGGATTACCGATGAAATGATCGAGGTCGTTGCCGAATGGCTGGTAAAGCGCTTCGCCGATGCCGGCTATTTCGCGAAGGTCAACGATCAGGTGCGCCATGATGCGCTGGATTTACTGGGGCTGGTGGTGAGAGCGATATGAGCGATCTCGAGGAATTTCGTCTGCTCGCGGAGAACGACGAGCTACGGAAAGCCAACGAACAACTACAGGTCAAGCTCGCGAAGGCGAAAGCCAAAACCGACGATCTCGTACAAGCCACCATCGACGGCGCGAAACAGGCCATGCTCACCCTAGGCCCAATCAAAACCCCGAAACCCCCGGCCGCGCGCAAAGGCAAAAAGGCAGAGGTCGCGTTATGGCATCTCACCGACTGGCAGATCGCGAAAGTCACGCCGACCTACAACAGCGACATCGCCCGCGAGCGCGTGCTGCGGTTTTGTGAGAAGGCCGCGAAACTCACCGAGATTCAGCGCGCCGACCATCCGGTGAACGAGTGCGTGATCTGTTTCGGCGGCGACATCGGCGAGGGGCTGTTTCAGTATCCGCATCAGCCGTTCGAGATTGACTCCTCGTTGTTCGGCCAGTATGTGCGCGGCGCCCAACTATGCGTCGAAGTCGTGCTCGCTGCGCTGGCGACGTATCCGAAGATAACGGTGATCAGCGAGTGGGGAAACCATGGCCGGGTCGGCTCGAAGCGTGCTGTCGTGCCGCCTGCAGACAACTTCGACCGCATGACCTATGAGCTCGCCCGCCAGCTTTTAGCGATGAGCGATGCCGACGTCAGGTGGGATGACTCGGATCAGGACATTCAGCATGTTGAGATCGGAAACTATCGTGCGCTGCTGATTCATGGGGATGAGATTGGCCGGCATGGGTATGCGTCTCGGAATACGATTGTTCAGGGGGTGAATCGTTGGCGGTCGGGCGCGCATCCGTGGGAGTTCCGCGACGTGTACGTCGGCCACTATCACAATCATGGTGAAGATAGTTTGGCTAATGGTGACGGCTCGGTGTTCTGGACGGGGTCGCCGGAGTCGGACAACAGGTATGCGAGTGATCGTTTGGCGGCGTCGAGCAAGCCGTCGCAGCGATTGCATTTCATTGATCCGGTGGAGGGGCGGGTGACGGCGCAGTTCAAGGTGTGGCTGTCGTGACCGTGCTGGCTGTCGCATATCTGGGCTCGCTTTTCGCGCTGCTGGCAGCGGCATGGTCTGTGCCCGACCATAAGGTGAGCGGCCCGCTGGCGCTTCTGCCTGTTCTGTTGGCGGTGGCGCTTGCGGTGGTGGTGCTGGTATGAGCGTGTACGAGTGCGACCACGCCCCCCATGATGATCCTCGGTTCCCGAACAGCTGCCGCAAGTGCGGTCGCCTGTTGACTCGGCGTGACCGGCAGTATGAGGACGCGTTTTTGCAGGCGGCGGCGGATATGGCGGCTACCCAGTTTGGGACGCAGACGCAGGAGTTTGTGGCGTCGGTGCAACGCAGACTGGAGGTTGGGCAGGAGCGTTATGGGGATCGTTCGTTGAAGCGCCCGTTGGCGGAGCTTCGCCGGGAGTTGTTGGAGGAGTGTTGGGATATTGGTGCGTGGGGGGCTTTGGCGGCGCAGCGTCAACCGTTGGGGGAGTTTGAGGATGATGATGCTGCTTGGCATTTGCATCAGGCGGTGGTTCATGCGGCGGCGGCGGATTGGCATTTGCGCCGGTTCGTGGGCGACTAGGCCCGGATAGTCGCGGTTGCGTTTGTTCGTCATCTATCCGGAGGTGATCCGATCGAGTTGAGCGCCCGTCCTGTGCGGGCGCTCGGCGTTTGGATAGTCGCCTGGCGTGGACGGATTCACCGTAGTTCTCGACGCTCCCGCTCGGCCCGCGAAACGCATCCAGATTGCCCAGCTCGGCGATTTCAGCGACAACCGCTACGGCGACTTCTCTATCACCCGCGAAGACGTCGAATCATGGAAGACAAACCTCTCGCGGCTTCCCGGTGGCCGCGCGCTAATCGACCTCGATCACCGCGCCGACCGGTCGCCGCGTAATACCGAGGCGGCCGGCTGGATTACCGGTATCGACTGGGATGGCGACACGCCCGTCGCGGACGTCGAGTGGACGCCGGTGGGCGAGAAGGCCATCTCTGATCGCCGCTACCTCTTTTTCAGCCCGACCTATGGCCCGTTGAAGACGGCTCAGGGCGAGACTATCGACAACGTTCTGCAAGGCGGCGCGCTCACCAATAAGCCGTTCCTTTCGATGCCTTCTCTCACTCTGGCGAGCGAGGAAAACCTGGGTGACGCTGTTCGCCAGCTTGAGGTGGAGAACGCGGAGCGGCTGCTGGACGCGCTGCATCTGCGGCTGCTGGATGTGTCGGCGGCGGAACGCAAACTCGCCGTCAAGGAAGGCAACGCGCTTGCCGACGGCTCCTACCCAATTCGCAACACCGGCCAGCTGAAGGCCGCCGCGCATCTCGCCGCCACCGGCCACGGCGACGTGCAGGGTGCCCGCAAGCTCATCAAGCGGCGCGCGAAAGAACTCGGCGTACCCCTCAAGTCGCTCCCCGGTTTCGACTCCGACGACGACAGCAAGCAGCATTCGCGCGAGTCGGATAGTCGCCGCGTGATGGACACGGAAGTCCTCAAAGCCCTAGACCTCGCCGAAGACACGGACGTCAACGGCGTCGTCGCAAAGATCCAAGAGCTCCAGGCCGCCAAGGCTGAGCCGAAGTCGCTCGAGCAGGCTGCCAGGGACGAGGGCAAGGTTCTCCTCGACGCCAACGACTACCAGTCGCTGAAGGCTGGTGCGGAGGCTGGCGCGCAGGCCGCGAAGGAACTCGCCGCGCAAAAGTTTGAGCGCGCGTTCGATGACGCCGTCAACAACGGTCGCGCGATCCCCGCGCAGAAGGAAAGCCTCGAGCACTTTTACGCGCTGGATGCCGAGAGCACTTTGAAGATGCTCGGCGACGGCCCGCAGATCGTGAACACCAAGCCGATCGGCGGCCCCGGCCACGTTCCCGGCGAAGCGCCGCAGGGCGTTGACCCCGAGTCGCACACTCTTCACCGGCGCGTCCTTGACTACTGCAAGACGCATGATCTTGATCCGTCGCGCGACTACCAGAAGGCGCTTGACGGAATGCTCGGGGTGGGTGTCTGATGAGCGCCGCTACCAGCACCCAGTGGACCGAGCTTTACCGCGAAACCGTCGGGTTTTTCGCAGCCTCCGACATTCTCAACCACTCGCCCGTCACCTATGCGGCTACCGCGTCGGGTGACTGGTCGGTGCGCCCCTACCCGGTAGGCAGCGCCGCCCTCGAGTTCGTCGGGATCGCTCGCGATGACGCGGCGCAGGGCAAGGCCGTCACCGTGTACGACGGCCCCGGGTCGATCATTCGCGTGGTCGCCGGCGCAACAGTCTTCCAGGGCCAGAACGTCGCTCTCGCCGGCGCGACGAACTACACCCACCCGATTTCCGGTAACGCGGCCACGACCGTGTTTTACGGGCCTATCAGTGGCGCGTCCGGGTTTGGTTACAACCGCATCGGCGTGTCGCTCGAGTTCGCGAACCCGGGCGAGCTGTTCGCGCTTCGTGTCTCCCCCAGCCAGCTGAGCGGATTGAGCTAACCCCATGGCACCTTTCGAAACTCTTTCAGGGAACGTTGTAGCGCCTTCGGGCCTGCAGGTCGTAAACGAAGTCCTGACCAATGTGGCGAAGCAGTATCGCCCGCAGGGCTACATCTACGACATGCTGGTCGCGCCGCAGCTGGTGAACTTCAACTCGGGCCTGTACCCGGTGTTCAGCACCGCCGACTATTTCGCGGGCAACACGAACTTCGCTGTCGCCGACCGCGCCCCGACCCCGTATGTTGATTTCCGCTGGTCCACTAACCCGTACCAGTGCATTGACTACCGGGCGCAGACGCTGATCACCCAGAAGGAGCTGAATCAGGCGCATCCGGCGCTGCGGCTTGATTATTCGAAGACGATTGGTTTGCTGACGCAGTTCGCGACGGCCCGCGAGATTCGGCTTGCTGCCGCGCTTAGGGCGACAGCGAATGGCGGCCAGTTCACTTCGAACAGCGGTAACGCTGTGACGGTTTCTGGCGCGCTTTGGGATCAGGGCACGACCGGCACTCCGGCGAATATTCAGGCCGACCTGCAGTCCGCCGCGCTGAAGGTTTACCAGGCCGCCGGGATTCTGCCGAACACGGTTGTCATGGACTTTCAGGTGGCGTATGCGATCGCGCAGGACGTCACGATTCGCGACTACATCAAGTACACCGTTGGTGCCGATCTTTTGCATCAGGGGTCGAACGCGATTTTGCCGCAGAGCCTGTTTGGGTTCAATGTGGTGATCGCGAAGGGCTCGCTTGCGAACAGGAACCGGCCTAGCTCTAACACCAGCCCGTCATTGTCGAGCGTGTGGGGTAACAGTGTGCGCCTGATGTATGTTGATCCGAACGCGCAGTGGGGCATTCCTTCGACTGTGTACGCGTTCCGTGGCAAGGTTGGCGGGACGGAGGCGGCTCCTCCTGCGACGGTGATGCCGACGAGCCAGGGCGGACAGGAGCCTGGTCCGGCGGGTTCGTGGGCGCAGGTGACGCAGTGGTGGGATATGGACCCGCCGGCGCTTCACATTCGGGCTTGGGAGTGCGTTGATGAGCGTGTTGTGGCTCCTGAGCTCGGTATCGAGATTTCTCCGGTCCTGAACACGGCGTTCTAGCCGATGGCCGCTAGCTCGGTGTCTTCGAGCCGGCCGGTGTATGCGGTGAAGTACATTCTTCCGGCTTTTGTTCCGGGGGACAGGTTGGATGACAAGCTGCCTCGGGATTTGGTTGAGTTGATGTTGCGGGACGGGAGGGCGTCTTACAGGAGGCCGAAGGGTTCCTGATGGCTGGTCCGCGTCCGAGCCGGGTTGGGGATGTTTATACGCCGGGTGTGATTGCGGCTGGGACGTCGTCGTTGGTGGCGGCTACGGGTTATGGGGCGTTGATGGGTTTTACGGCGGCGGAGGTGGTGGGGACGAACGCGTCGTTTAGGTTGCATGATGGGACGGCGGCTGGCGCGTCGAATTGTTTGACGTCGTTGGTGACGTTGAGCGCGAATCAGTCGTGTTCGGATTGGTATGGCCCGCAGGGGATTGCGGTTGCTACGAGCGTGTATTTGGAGCGCGTGTCGGGCGATATCGAGATTGTGATTTACGGGTTCTAGTGCGGGCTCGTGGCGCTCCGACTGGTGGTAGTTCGGCGCAGGCCCATTCGGGGCATCGGCGCGTCGGCCATTAGCGCGTTTTAGAAACGGGTGCGGATAGTCGCGGGTGATGCACCCGGTACGGCAAGCACGCCTTGAGAAGGGTTGGCGGCTGGTTGATCTCGCTGAGGCGATTGGACGCAAAGCGCCGCTGATAAGCATGATGGAGGATGGGTATCGTGGGCGTCGGGAGACGCGGGAGCGGATCGCTGCGGTGTTGGGGCGTCCGGTGCGTGAGCTGTGGCCTGATCATGATGAGGATGCGTGATGGACGGGTTTGATCCTGACCGGATCGCTGAGGATTTGGCTCGCCAGCTGGCGGAGGCGGATCAGCGCCGCGCGGCGAATGTGGAGGGCGTGACGTCGTTCGCGGGGGTGTTGGGCGAGTTTTGCCGCCAGTTGAAGGCGGCGGGGTTTCGTGATGATGAGGCGTTTACGTTAGTCGCGGATTTTGCGAATGCGTTGTTTACGCAGGCGTTCGCGTTTGGGCATCGCGTCGGGGACGACTGAGTCGTGGCCGAGAGGCCGTTCATTTCGATGGTTCTCATCGGCCGGGATGAGGTCAAGAACATCGGCCCGTGCTTCCGCTCGTTCTGGCACGACGTTGACGAAATCGTCTACGTAGACACCGGCAGCCAAGACGACACAGTAAAGGAGGCTGTGGCGCTCTCGCTCGACTACGGGGAGCCGGACAAGCTGGTGCTGGGCGAGTTCGAGTGGTGCGACGACTTCGCCGCGGCACGGAACTATGCGACCTCGTTGGCTGCGGGCGAGTGGATCTGCTGGGCGGATCTTGATGACAGCGTGGAGGGCGCCGAGCATTTGCGCGAGCTTGCCCGGAACGCGCCACCGGAGGTCACGGCGCTGATGTTCGAGTATGACTATGCGCAGGATGAGCGCGGGCAGTGCATTTGCACGTTAAAGCGCGAGCGGCTAGTCAGAGCAGGGCATGTTGAGTGGGAGGGCCGGGTGCATGAGGCGCAGAAAATCACCGGCCAAGCCCAAATGGTCCCTCCGGACAGGGTTATCTGGCGGCATCGGAAGAAGCCGGGTGACACGCCGACGGACAGGAACTTGCGCATTCTCGAGAAGTGGGCTGTGGAGGAACCGTCGAACGGGAGGGTGGTTCAGTATTTGGGGACGGAGCGTGCGGGGCAGGGGCAGCATGAGAGGGCTGTGGAGGCGTACGAGCAGTATTTGGCGTTGCCGAGCGAGCCGGCGGAGCATCGCGCCCAGGTGCGGTATAAGGCGGCGTGTTCGTTGCTGGCGCTGGACCGTGTTGATGGCGCGTTTGAGCATGGGCTGCGCGGGATTGGTGAACTGCCGCAGTGGCCTGATTCGTACCTTACGTTGGCTCGGTGCGCTCATTTGCAGGGGAGGCATGATTCGGCGGTGTTGTGGGCGCGTCAGGTGTTGGAGTTGGGGCAGCCGCAAACGCTGTTGATTGTGAATCCGCAGGATTACACGGTGGAGGCGCGGGTGCCGTTGGCTGCTTCGTTGGCGGCGTTGGGCCGTTTGGATGAGGCGTGCCAGGAGGCGGAGAGAGCGCTTGCGATCAGGCCCGATCATCCTTTGTTGGCTGGTGGTTACAGGGAGTGGTTGGGGTTGCGTAAGCGGGCGAAGGCGGCGGAGACGTGGTTGAACTGTGCTCGTTTGTTGGTGGCGCATGATGAGCAGCAGAAGGCGCTTGATTTGTTGGAAGGTACGCCACCGTATTTTGTGCAGGACGCGCCGGGGATTGTGAAGTTGCGCTCAGAGCTCAGAGAGAGATTGGCGTTCGCTAGCGACCCGGGCTTGTATGCGGAGCATTATGAGACGGGTGGGAGCAAGCCGGAGGACATGGTTGCGGATGAGAATGTGGTCCGGTTGTGTGAGCGTTTGCCGCGAGCCCAGTTTTTGGCGCGGCAGATTGAGGAGCTGCTGGAGGCGGCAGCATGATCGCTCTCACTCTCTGGCAATTCCTCGCGCACGACCTGTTTCACCCGCTGACCGGCCCGGGCAACGCCCACCAAGGGGGCTACTTGTTCTGGAGCGGAATCGCTGGCAGCTTCCTGATTGGCGGCGGGATCTGGGGCACCCTGCTGCACAACTATCGGCGGCACAACTGTCACGCCCGCTGGTGCCCGCGCATCGGGAAACATCCGGTGAACGGCACGCCGTACTCGGTGTGCCGCAAGCATCATCCCCGTGTGCCTGACGGGGGGGCGTCGGCGGAGCATATTGCGGAGGCGCACAAGACGGGGATGATTGTGGCGCGGGCTGACATTGAGCCGATGGGGGAGACGACCACTACCGCTAAGGACGGGTGGTGATGACGCTACGGATTCTTGACGGCGGCTGCCACGACGGCTACATCGGCTCCTACCTGCGGCACCGATTCGGCGACAAGATCGACCTGTATGGGATGGAGTTGCATCCCGGGGCGGCGCAGAAGGCCAGGGAGCGAGGGTATGTGGAGGTGGTGGAGGACGTGTTCGAGCACGCATACCTACATTTTGATGTGGCGTCGTTTGACATGGTGGTGTTGCTGGAGTTGATTGAGCATGTGCCGCGCCCGGAGTCGTTGTTGCGGGTCGCGGGAATGATGTTAAAACCCGGCGGCAAAATCGTCGTGAGCACGCCTGACGGGTGTTTCGGAGACGGAAATAACCCTCACCATCTGCGGGTGTACCGTGCGATCGACTTGGCGGATTTGCTGCGGCGCCATGGGCGGCTGACGGACATGGGCGTGGGGGAGGATGGGGTGACGGTCGCGGCGTATTCGCCGGCGCCGAAGCGCCGGGAGGTCGCGGTGTATACGGGCCCCGGGTGGGAGCGGTGGCATCCGATGGATATAGCCACCCGCGGCCTCGGGGGGTCGGAGACGGCGGCGTACAGGCTCTCAGAGGCTTTGTCGGAGCTTGGGTACATCGTGACCCTGTACGGCAACTGTGACGAGGGGATGATGCGCGAGGTTATGATCCGTGACTGGCGGACGTTCGATCCGACGGTGGAGCGGTTGGCGGTGATCTCGAGCCGCATTCCCGAGTTGTTTGACCGGCATGTCGCGGCGGAGCGCAGGCTGCTTTGGTTGCACGATATGGATGTGGCTGACCGGTTGACGCCGGGGCGGGCTAGGCGGATTGATGGGGTGTTGTGTTTGAGCGAGTGGCATAGGCAGCATCTCGCTGGCATGTATCCGTTTTTGGCGGGGAAGTTGCGGAAGGTTAGGAATGGGATTACGCCGGGGTTCTTTACGGCGGAGCCTGCGCCGGAGCGTGAGCAGCGGGTGCTGTTCACCTCAAGCCCCGACAGGGGCCTTGATTTGTTGTTGGAGATGTGGCCTGATGTGCGCCGGCTGGTTCCTGACGCGCAACTGGTTCATACGTATGCGCCGGTGTACAACAGGATTGCGGAAATGGACCCTGGCCTGGCCGAGTTCGCGAGGCATGTTCAGCGAATGTCGGATCAGCTTGGGGTGCGGTCGGTTTCGGGGTTGTCGCAGCCGAAGCTGGCGGAGTTGATGCGCTCGAGCATGGTGTGGGCGCATCCGTCGTTTTGCACGCGCGCCAAGGCTCCGTTTTTTGAGACGAGCTGTATTGGGGCGATGGAGGCGCAGGCTGCTGGCTGTCATGTGGTCGCGTCGGGCTGGGGTGCATTACCGGAGACGGTGCAGTCGGGTTCGCTTGTGGATGGGCCGGTGGGTGATCGGTGGCGGCAGGCGTTTGTGGAGCGGATCGCTTTGGGGTTGACGTCGGAGACGTTGCGGCGGGCGGCGGAGACGGAGGGGCCGGAGGTTGCGCTTAGGTGGGATTGGTTGGGGGTGGGGGAGATGGTGGCGGCGTTGTTGGAGCCGCCGCGTGTGCCTGCGCCGGTGGCTTTGGCGCGGGTTGCGGCTTAGCGGACGTTTGTTGTCTTGATTTTGTCCGTTAGGGTTCTAAAATCCAGCTTATGGATTTGAGCCTATTCGGGGTTTCACCGTGAAGTTCGCCTACGCTGATCCGCCGTACTTCGGGTGCTGCGGTCTGTACGACCATCATCATCCTGACGGGCGCTGTTGGGATGCGCTCAGCACGCAGCTCGCGTTGGTCGAGCGGCTGGTGGGCGAGTACCCGGACGGCTGGGCGCTGAGCCTCACGTCAGGGTCGCTGCGGGCGATGCTCCCGCTTTGCCCCGAGGACGTGCGGGTGGCGGCGTGGGTCAAGCCGTTCTGCGCGTTCAAGCGCGGTGTGCGGCCTGCATATGCGTGGGAGCCGGTGATCTTCTGGCGTGGTCGCAACCCGAACGCTGGGCATCCCCATCCGCCGCCCGTCAAGGGCGGGGAGCAGACGACGCCGAAGGACTTTCTGGCCGAGTCCATCACGCTCAAGAAGGGCCTGACAGGCGCGAAGCCGCGCAAGTTCTGCGAGTGGGTACTGGATCTTCTCGGCTACCAGGAGGGCGACCAGCTGGACGACCTGTTTCCTGGCACGGGGATCATGGATGAAGTGCTGGCGCAGGGGAGGTTGGTGGCCGCATGACCCACCATCTGAGCCAAAGCGACGCAACGGATCGGGTATGGATTGCGCCTTGGGCCGACTCAGGTCCGTACGGCGGCTGGCGGCGCGGCCAGGTTGGTCACACGGCGGGACTGGGAAGTGAGCGTGCTGCTCTTGTGCCTCGCGAATTGGTGGAGGCATACGAAGCCGCTTGTGAAGCGCAGGACGCGGCCGAACTGGCGCTTGACGAGGCCGCCAGACGCTACTGGAAGGATGCCGATGCCTGATCTGAGCCAAAGAGCAAGGTCACACCTGCGCTATGCGAGCTATGTGGCACGCCACAAGTGGTTCGTGTTCCGGGCCGGGCTCAAGACCAGGGCTCCGTTCTGGCGGCTGCTCATTCACGACTGGTCGAAGCTGAGCCGCGCCGAGTGGACGCCCTATGTTCACTCGTTCTACCGGTCTGACGTTCCCCGTGAGCACAAGCAAGCTGCGTTCGATGCGGCATGGTTGCACCACCAGCACCGAAACCCCCACCACTGGCAGCATTGGCTACTTCAAGAGGACGACGGGGCGCTCAAGAAGCTGCCGATGCCCGACCATTTCATCCGCGAGATGGTGGCCGACTGGATGGGCGCAGGCCGGGCGATCACGGGCAAGTGGGAAGTGGTCGAGTGGTATCGCAAGAACGCGACAAGGATCAAGCTCGAAGCGGGCACGCGGGATCGCGTTCACGAGCTTCTTGGTATCCCTCCGGTCCATACGTTTGACCTTCCGCCTGACCTTGCACTTCGGGGGCAAAGCGTAAGCTGACCTAGATAGTCGCTCAGAGCATGGCCTACGCCTCTCTCAGCGACGTCCAAGCGCTCAACAGCGCCCGCGTTTACACCGCCTCGAGCCAGCCCGCCACAAGCCAAGTCGGCCTGTTCCTCGACAACAAGGCCGCCGAAATCGACAGCATCCTAGTCGAAAAGGGCTACAGCCTCCCCGTCCCAAGCACAGCATCCTCGGCGCTGCTTTTTCTTCGCAACCTCAACGCCCTCGGCGCCTGGGCAGACGTAGAGGTCAGCGCGCCCGCATCCCCCAACAAAGACATCGCACAAGCAATGTGGTCATCCTCACTGGACATGCTGAAGGCCGCCCAAACGATCCTTGACATTCCAAAGAACCAAACCCGCTCCGGCCCCAGGGGGCCCGGGGTGACGGTCCCACCGATCACCGATCAGCCGTACGACCCGCTGAACACGCCGTTTGACGCGAACGGAAACCCGGCGGACAGCGGCCAGCCGTTCTTCGTTCGCAGCTACCAGTTCTAGACCAATGTTCATTCCAGTGACGATGCGCGCCGGAGACGTCACAGTGTACGAGCGCGAGCTTGAGGGCATCGCCGCCCGCGCCGAAGACCTGCGAGTGCCGTTCACGCAGATCGGGAAGGATTTGAAAGCGGGGATCGGCAAACAGTTCGCGACGGAGGGCGCATGGGCGTACGACTGGCCTTATGGTGGCGGCCCATGGAAGCCCCTCAGCGACAGCTACAGGCGGTGGAAGGAACAGCACTATCCCGGCAGACCAATCCTCGTCGCGTCGGGCATGATGCGCGACCGGTCGGTGATGGCGGGTCCGATGGTGGTCACGTCGAAGCGATTGTTTTATACGCCTAGGGATGCGACACAAACCCGGTCCTTTACTTACCGGCGGGCGAGCGGGGCGGAGTGGGAGCGCACCCCTAGGGATGATCGGAAGTTGGCGTGGGGGTATTTGGTGCGCTCCCCGCATTCGCGGTCGTACAACATGGCTGAGGTGGCGTATTTTCATCAGACTGGGGCGGGTTCGTTGCCGCGCCGGCCGATGGTTGCGTTTACGTTGGGCGAGTTGCGGGAGTGGGATCGTGTGCTTCTTGCGTGGTTGAACGCGAGAGAGCCGTTTGGGGTTAGACCATGACCCACAACTTCTACCTCCAAGAGCCGGTCGTCACCGCCCTACAAAACCAAATCAGCAACCAAATCTCGGCCGCCGTCGCAGCAGTCAACGCCGACGTCACCGACGGATACACCATCCTCACCCCCACCAAAGTCCACGGACACGTACCCATGCTCTCCGTGCTCTCAGGCGCCGGATTCCCCGCCGTCGGCATCGAAGACGGCCCCACAAGATTCGAGGACGATCTAGTCTCGAGCGTCACCGGCTGGCACCAGCTAGTGATCGTTCCGTTCATCGCGAACCCCGACCCCGAAGCATTGGTGTGGCAGCTCAGAAGGTTTCAGCAGGCGATCATGCTGTGCATCCAAGCCGACCGCACACTGGGAGGCGTCGTGTGGACAACCCGGCTTTTGGGCAACGAACCCGGCCCTCTGCTCGCCCCCGCAGACCGGGAGGCTGCCGATAACAGTTACGTGTCGTGGACCGGCATTACGGTGGAGTGCGGGCGCAGCGAGGTATAAGCCCTGGCGGATAGTCGCCGTGGATGGCTGAGGCTGAAACCGTGAAGGCTGTATGGGCGGGACCGTTCCCCTGCGAGCTACCCGGCGTTGGCGCCATCATCTACCCCGGCGACGTTGCCGAAGTCTCGAAAGCGGACTTGGCTTCGGCGCATTGGGCTTCGTTGCGGTCGCAGGCGGGGCAGGCAGCCCGCGAACAAAGGACTGACGACTAATGGGCCTCGCCGGACGCGTAACCAACGATCCCACCAACTACTTCGCTCTTGGCGTTCAGGGCGCGAAGGACGTTACCGCGTCCACCTTCTACTTCTTCAAGCACCTCTCCGGCTCCGGCTTCGACGTCAGCACTGACGTTCAGTCGGAGCGTGAGGGCGGCGCGGGCCGCGAAGTCAGCTTGCGCTACAAGAGCATGGTCAAACCGGACGGGCAGGTTGTCGCATATGCGCGCCCCGACGTCGCAGGCCGACTCCTCACCTACGCGCTCGGCGCGGACACCGCGAGCATCATCGCTTCGACGGCGCAGGGGCAGCTCACGAACCATCTCATCCAGTCTGGCGTGAACGCCACGCTGCCCTATCTGACGGCGCAGCAGCAGTGGGCGGACATGGTCGAGCAGACCACCAACAACCTGATCGCCGACCTGAAGGTTGAGGGGCAGGCCGGCCGGCCGATCAAGCTGACGGCACAGTTCGTTTCCGGCGGCACCATCACCGCGGAGGTCACCCCGGGTTCCCCGTCGCGCGAGGCGGCGCAGCCATTCATGCAGCCCGGAGCGTCCTTCTCTCTCTCCGTGTCGGGCGGCTTGGACGCGGGCGCAACGAGCATCGAGATGACCAAGTTCACCTTGGATATCAAGAACACGCTCGATGATGCTATCCAAACTTTGGGGTTGAACCGTGAGGACGTGCTGTGGCTTCTCGCCGACTACAGCCTTGACGGCACCCTCAAGTACACGGACAAGAACATTTGGTCGCAGGTCAACTATGGTGGCGGTGTCGGCACCACAATCCAGGTTGGCATCCCGACGTGCAGTTTCAATCTTTACAGTCAAACCACTGGTGCATCGACCGCACTGCAGCTTGCCGGGCCGCTGATGAACATCAGCGCGCTTAAGGTCAACAGGCTGGATCCTGATGGAAAGACTATGTACCTTGATTTTACGGCTGAGACAATCAAGGGTGCGACTAACTCTCTTTTCGCGAACGTCGTGAGCTTCGCCACAAGCGCGTACACGGCCACCGCTACGTAAGTTCCCTACCGGGATAGTCGCCTTTATGGCGTTCACTTCGACGCTTGGCGACCATGCCGCCAGCCTTGGCAACCTGATTCTCGCTGCCACCAGCGGGATCGTGACGGTTCGCTGGGAAGGCCCGTTCGGAAATGCCGCCGACCTAGGCAACCCCAACTCGCCGACACGTCTGTCGCAGCACAACACGGCACAGGTGTCTTACGCGCAGGCGGTGCAGCTACAGAGAGCGTCTGATCCGTCTTGGTGGGCGCAACCATGAGCCTTGAGCTTTTGGCGAACAGTTTTCAGACGTCGCTGTCGGGGGCGATCACGTCGAACGCTACGACGTTCACGGTCGCTAACGCGCCTCCCACCGGCCTACAAACGTCTGGCGGCCAGTTTCGGGTGCTGATCGACGGGGAAATCATGATCGTTCCGGCAACGTCGAGCACCAGCTGGTCGGGTGTCACCAGGGGCGCGGAGGGCACGACCGCGACCGCTCACGCTTCTGGGGCGACGGTCGCTCATATTGTGACGGCAGGGGCGATGTCACGGTACGCGGTGTCGGCGTTGCCTCCGTCCACGTTGTTGCCGCCTAACTGGGATACGCAGTGGCAGCAGCAGAAGGCGCTTGCGTTGGCGGGGTCGGGGACGGCGAAGATCGCGTCGATCGGCGGGTCGATTTCGGCGGGCCAGTCGTCCGGCACCATTTTTGACTGCTTGAAGTATGGGTGGATTGGCCGGCTGATGATGAACGTGCTGCAACCGCTGTTGGGGGTGTATGCGGAGGGTTATGCGTATCAGAGCGTGAATCCTGGGGTGTTGACGAGCCCGTCGAGCCCGTATAGCACTCCGGCGAGCACGATCGTTGCGGATGGTGGTATTGGCGCGGTGATTGGCCCGACGAGCACGGGGAGTACGTGGTTGACGATTACGGTGCCGCAGCATCCGGTGTCCGGGGCGTATGCGACGAGCGTGGATTTGTTGACGGTGGATTTCAACACGAATACTTGGTAGTACACGCTTGATGGCGGTTCGGCGGTTACGATTACGCCGTCGTCGTGGGCGGGGTCGGGTCAGGCGGGGTTGGGGAACATTCGCCGGACCAACATTCCTTTGGCGGGGAACGTTTCGCATACGATCAATTTGCAGCAGAACGCGTCGAACGCGCTGCGACTGATCGGCCACGTCGCCTATTACGGCACCAGCGGGGTGGGGATTATGCGCGCCGCTAACGGCGGCTGGGGCGCCTGCTCCTACGCCACCGGCAACGCCTCGTCGGGCACCAACCCAGGCGGGGGAATGGGGAACACGACAAGCGGTAACTCGCTCACCACCGATCACATCCAGCCCTGGTCAGGCACCTACACCTTCCAAGTCAACAACGCCTGTACCGGGTTTCCGTTCCAGCCCGACCTGATGATCTTGGGGTTGGGACCGAACGATGCGACTGACGGATCGCCGCCGGGAATGGTGCGCTCCGCGATGGAACGGTTCATCAACGCTGCGAGACGCGGCGTTCCCGCGAGCTCAAGCACCCAGCTGGGCGCGAGCATTCTGATTCTCGCCGACCCGGTGCCAAGCATGTACGGCGACAGCACTTTGGGGGGTCCGTTGTATGCGTGGCATCGGTATAAGGAGTTGATGCGCAGCATCGCGCAGGACTATGGTTGCGCATACCTTGACATTGGCGAGGTGTTCGGGGAGACGTCGCAGACGAGGGGGCTGATCGCGAACAGCGGCCAGCTGGGGCATCCGACGCAGAGCAATGGCGCGAGCTTGGGTACGGATGGGCATTCGTTGATTACGCAGGTTGTGAGCGGGATTTTGTAATGGGTATCGGCTCGTCTATTTTCGCGACGACGGGTATTGCGGCAGGTTCGACGCAGGTTCCCGCGCCGATCTTGGAGCCGGATGCGCGCGATGATGCGGCGAAGATTTGGTATGGGACGGGTAGCGCGGGCGCAACGTCGGGGGTGTTCGCGATCATCAGTTTCGGGAACGTTTACTCGAGCCCGTTTATCACGTATACGCCGAAGATGCTTGCGGGGTTTGAGGGGTTGAACGCGTACAAGTCGCAGTTGTATATAGCGAGCACTAGTGTTTCGCAGATTGTGATTGGTTGTGCGTCTCCTCCGCCGGCGAATGTGGTTGCGTCGTCTAGTGGGGGGCTTGGGATTACGATTCATATGGACCCGAGCGGCTAGCTGTTTCTGAAGTTCTAAAACGGGTCGGATAGTCGGCGGGTATGGCCCAGAAACTAATCGACCTCAGTGATCTTCTGGCTGAGGACAAGCAGGTCCGGCTGTCGCAAACCGGCCCGGTTTATACGCTGCCTGGCGATATTCCCGCCGAGTTGTTTTTGCGTATTCAGGTGGAGGCGCAGCGGCAGGTGGATGCGTTGCAGGCGGAGGATATGTCTGAGATGACGGCGGCGACTAGGGATCTGCTGGACCAGATTTTGAAGCTGTTTCAGTACGGCGATCCGTCGATGACGGAGCTGCCGGGGGAGGCTTCCCTGGTGCAGTTGGTGCAGCTTATTGACCGGGTGTACGGTAGCCAGAGTGAGGCTGGGCCGGTTGAGGGCGGAGAGCGCCCTTCCTCGGGTGGGACGCGGAGTTCGAGTTCGAAAGGCCGGACGAAGTCGCGTTCATCGACGTCGTCGCGGCGTTAGCTGATCGTTATAAGTGGCCGCATGATTTTTGGCGGCGGATGGGGTGGCGTGAACTCCAATGTTGGTTAGGCGCACTCAATAGGCTGCGCGAGGGACACCAGGCTGATCCTGGTTCGTGGGCTGGTTGGGAGAATGATCCGTTTTGGGCGGAGCAGCATAGTCGTCGTGATCAGCGGCGGCGCGAGCTGTTGGGGATCTAGGTTTAGAACCCGCCGCCTAGATAGTCGCTTGGTGTGAGCTTTTCCACGCCCGCGCACCAGCGCATCACCTTCGAAATCGACGGCAACAGCCAAGACCTCGTTGCCGCCGTACAGCGCGCCGCGAACTCGCTTCGCGACCTAGCCAACCAAGTCCTCCAAGAGCAGGCTCGCGCGATCGCGGGCGATAAGGCTGTTGAGGCGAGCAATCAGCAGGTCGCGAACTCGTATGGCGAGATGGCCGCGAGCGCGGTCAGGTCGGCGGCGGAGCAGCGTGCCGCCGTCGAGCAGATGGAGGCGGCGAATCGTGCTGCCGCGGCGGCAGCGGCGGCGGATGCGGCGGCGCAGGCGAAGGCGACGGACAGCATTGTCCGGGGGTATGCGGAGCAGGCTGCTGCGGCGAAAGCTTCGGCGGCCGTGCAGGAAGCTGCGGCTGTCAAGTCGCGTTTGGCGCAGGCGGTGGGCGCGCCGCCGGTTAGGCCGGGGGCGGTAACCACCACTGTCGGGCGTGCCACCACTGTTATCGGTGGCCCGGAGCAGCTGGTTTATGGTGTTCGTGGTGCTCGTGCGCCGGGGTCGGTGACGAATCCGATTGTGGTCGCGATCGAGGCGGGCCGGTATACGGGGATGGGGACGTTGGCGGCGGCGATTGGGGAGGAGTCGTCGGCGCCGAGTTCGGGGGCGAATCGTGCTGCGGCTGCCCGGTCGGAGTCTCGGGCGATTGGTTTGTCGCCGGCGGAGTTGTCGGCGATTGCGGGGTCGGAGGCGACTCAGACGGCGCAGAATGCGACGCAGACGGAGCTGTTGCGAACGATCGCGGGTTTGCTTGCTGCGCGTGGCATTGTTGGCGGCGGCGGTGGAGGGGGTCCTGGTGGCCCTGGCGGTCCGCCTGGCGCCCCCGGCGCACCGGGGGAAAACGGCGGTTTTCCGTTCTCAAGAGTGCTGTTCGGCACCGGTATCGCAGGATTCGCTGGTATCGGCACCTTGGCCTCGTTCGCTGGCCTCGGGTTCGAGCACGTCCTAACCACCGTGGTCAGCCTTGTCGGGTCGTTGGCGTCAGCGCTTGGGGGCCTGGCGACGATCGCGTCGGGCGCATTCGCGTCGATGGTGGTCGGTGCCGGCGCGGACATCCTGACACTCAAGACCACGATCTCCTCGGCAAAGACCCTTTCGACCGATTACGAGAATCTGTCGCAGGCGATTGCCGTGTACGGCAAGAACTCGCAGCAGGCGCAGCAGGCGCAAGCACAGTTGAACTACGACTTGGCGCAGGTGCCGGCGCGGTCGCGAGCGGCGATCAGCGCTCTCGCGCAGAACTCGGCTGCGCTGCAGGATTTCTGGAACACCGCGAGTGCCGGTGCGCAGAACCAAGCCGCCGCGATCCTTGAGCAGGTACTGAATCTTGCGCACAACTATGTGCCGCTGGTGGCGCAGGCGGCGCAGCAGAACCTGTCGATTATCGATGACGGCTTGAGGCCGTTGTTTGCGTGGCTGAATGGTCCGCAGGGGATCGGGATTTTCCAGAACCTTGAGCAGAACTTCGCGAACAACCTGCCGACAGCGATCCATGCGTTCTCGCAGGCAATCGAGTTTCTGCTGCGGTTCGTGTCCTTGGCCTCGAATTACACGGGAGGGTTTACCCAGAAGCTGAACGATCTGTTCACGCGATTGAACTCGATGGACAACTTCCAGATCAACTCGGTGATCCAGCGGTTGGTGAATGACTTCCGGCTGTGGGAGACGTTCGTGCGGCTGCTGATCACCGACATTTACGACCTGTTCCACCAGGACGTCGGGACGGGCAACTCGATTATTGCGACGTTGAACACGATGTTGCAGAAGCTGCATGAGTGGGAGACGTCGGTGCAGGGGCGCGCGAGCCTGACGAACATTTTCCTGGTTCATAAGCAGGAGGTTCAGGCGCTGTTGCAGTTGCTGCCGCTGTTGGTGAAGGCGTTTGAGCCGCTGTATATGGCGGTCGCGCCTCCGCTTACGTCGGCCTTTACCGAAATTGTGAAGCTGTTTACGAAGCTGGTGCAGCTCATTGAGTCGATCCCCGGTGGCTCCTTCGCGCTGGGGATGACGTTCATTCTCGCCAAGCTGGGCGTACTAGTGCCGCTGTTGCAGAAGGCTGCGATCGCAATGGGCGTACTGGATGGAACAAGCCTTGCGGGGAAGAAGCCATTGTCGAAGGCGACGGTGGGCGATCTTGCCGCGGCGGTCGGATCGGGCGTTGGCCCAGCCGCGACAAAGACTGAGAGTACGCTGGCGAGCAGGCTCGGGAACCTATTGCCGGCGGGGATCGCGGCCGGAATCGGCAACATCACATCGAAGCTCTCGGGGCTGGGTAGTGCCCTGCTTGATATTGGGAAAATGATGCTGCCGGGCGCGATTGTCGGCGCAGGACTGTCGTTCCTCGTGAACGCTTTGGTTCACATTCCGAATCCGGTGCAGCACGCCGCTGACAGTCTTGGGCAGATAAACAGCAAGCT